TTGGGCTATTAACAATTGGAACAAGGCAATGAGGATTGAAGAATAATGCCAGAGTTAAATGCAAACATTCCACCAATAGAGTGTTATGTTAGGGGTAATTTTTTAAGAGATCAACAAGACTCTCATGATCAATATTTTCCTGTGGTAATTTTTGGTGTGTCAAGTGTAAAATCAAGAAGTCCATTGTTTCATTTCTTAATGGAAGACGGTGGACTTTGGTGGAGAATGCCAATCAGTGCTTTTTGCACTAAACCAAATACTCCAGAACAACCTTTGTATAATCTTGTTCTTTGGAATTCCTTTAGTTCACACATATCAGTAACAAAGTTTGAAAATTTAAGCAACATGAAAATGTCTTATTTAGATAGAACTAAACAAAATGTTTTTGGAAAATATATGTTTACGCTAGACTGGCATAATCCAGATAGTAATGTGCTAGATGATGGATACTCTGAAAACCCAGGGCAGCACAAGTGTGGTCATGTTATTCAACGTGATGATGGTAACTTTGCTATCCAACCAAATAATAGAGTTCGTTTATATGAGCCATCGTTTGTTACTAAAAAATCTTTAGTAATAGATAGATTAATTAACACAAATGCTTGGGATGTCGAAGGGTATAATAAGTGGGTTACAGAAGACTCTAATTCTTATAATTATGATATTATTGATATAGAGGATAAAAAATAATATGAGTTCTGGTAAAATGTACACTAGTGAAATTTTTATGCGTAAAAGATATCTTATGGATAGAAAATCACCAGAAGAAATTGCTAAAGAGTGTGACTGTAGTGTTGAAACAGTATACGTATATTTGGCAAAGTTTGGATTAAGGAAATCAAAAAGATGACTACAACAACTCAATACACAATTGCCAATATTTGTGACAACATTAAGAGTATGCTTATTGAAAAAAATAAATCATATGGGGATTCAGCACTTGATCCAGTTAGAGTTTTTTCTAAAGCAAGTTCAGATGAACAAATTAAAATAAGAATTGATGACAAACTTTCTAGAATATCAAGAGGATCAGAATACTATGGAGATAATGATATAGACGATCTAATTGGATATCTAATACTTTTAAAGGTTTCAAAAATTTATAATAAGGAAACATAAGATGAGCAATAGTGATAGCATATATCAAACTTTAAATAAAGAGTTTGATAAAATATCAAAAGAAAAAAATGAGTCTATACTGGAAAATCAAAAGGTAGAATTTCCATTTACAAAAAAATTAATTGGATGGGATAATTTAATTAAAAACAGTAACAATAAATTTGATAATAGTATGTGGACTGACTTTCCAGAAGATTCATTTTTGCCAAATAAAGATGGTTTTAGGTCGGATGAATTTACTAAAAAACATGTTGGTAAACACATATTGTTTAATGGTTGCTCGGTTACATTTGGACAGGGGTTGTACACAAAAGAAACATGGTCATATTTGCTTTATAGTTTAATTTCTAAAAATGTAAAACTTTCTGGATATTATAATATAGGAAATCCAGGGAAAGGTGTTTTTGATATTGTTGCAAGTACATTTAAATATATTAATACTTATGGAAATCCAGACTCTATATTTCTAGACTTACCAGATTTAAATAGGTTTTACGCAATAAGTTCAAAAAATACTGAAGACTTAAACAAGCCAGTAGGTCCAAGTCAACTGTTTTATTTATTAAATGAACATTATAGACACACTATGGCTAAAGATCCAAGCAGCATATCTTTGTTTTCTCATACACTTTTAATATACATATATCAATATTTAATGTTTTTAGAGGTATATTGTAAAAATAACAACATAGAGTTATATATATTTTCATATGTTGATGGAACAGATTCATTTTTAAAAATGTGTGATTTGGATAATTATTACGTAACTACTGACAAAAACACGTTAATTAAAATAGAAAAAGAAATATTTGACTATATTAGCAACAATCCAGATGATAAATTTGCCATGATTGCAAGAGATGGAAGACACTATGGGACAGCATTTCATTACGTGTGGGCAAATATGCTGTATGATATATATAAGGGAAAAAACAATGTCAACTGAACAAGAATTAGTCCAACATCTAGATAGAGTAAATAAGGTTGTTGAAGAGTATTTAAAGGGAAATGATCCAACAAGAATATCTAAAGAACTTGCAATACCCAGACAACAAGTTGTAAGTCTTATAAATGAGTGGAAGGTGATGGCTTCGGCAAATGACGCTATTCGTGCTAGAGCAAAAGAAGCATTGGTTGCTGCAGACACTCACTACAGTAAATTAATAACAAAAGCATATGAAGTTATTGAAGATGCCACTACTACAGCAAATTTAAATGCTAAGAGTCAAGGAATTAAATTAGTTTTAGATATTGAATCTAGAAGAATTGATATGCTGCAGAAGGCAGGTCTTTTAGAAAACAAAGAACTAGCGGAAGAAATGGTGCAAATAGAAAGAAAACAAGAAGTGCTTATGAATATACTAAAAGATATTGCTTCCGAATATCCACAAGTACGTGATGAAATTATGAGAAGACTTTCAAGTATTGCCAAAGAAAGTGAAGTGGTTACAGTTGTCCACGATGTTTGATGATTTTTTAGAAGTACTAAAAGATAATCCATTTGAAGAAATTCCAGTAGATGCTAAAACCTTTATAGAGCATGAAGATTATTTAGGACAGCCTGGACTTTCAAAAATTCAATATGACATAGTTGAAGCCATGAGTCAGATTTATAAAAAAGAAGAATTGATAGATCTGTTGGGTGAAAAAGAAGGTACGGAATATTATAATAAATATACTAAAAATGAAATTATTCTTCAGTTAGGAAAAGGTAGCGGTAAAGATTTTACTTCTACTGTTGCCTGTTGTTATATTGTATATAAACTACTTTGTTTAAAAGATCCTGCTAAATATTTTGGTAAACCATCTGGAGACGCTATAGATTTAATTAACGTTGCTATTAACGCACAGCAGGCAAAAAATGTTTTCTTTAAAGGATTTAAAACTAAAATTGAAAAGTCACCATGGTTTGTAGGAAAATTTTATGCGAAAGCAGATAGCATAGAGTTTAATAAATCTATTACAGTTTATTCTGGGCATTCAGAAAGAGAGTCACATGAAGGGCTGAATCTTTTACTTGCCGTACTTGATGAGATTTCTGGTTTTGCTTCTGAGGTTGGAACAGGAAATGAGCAGGGTAAGACTGCAGAAAATATCTATAAAGCATTTCGTGGATCAGTAGACTCTCGTTTTCCAGATTTAGGAAAGGTTGTTTTGCTATCATTTCCAAGATATGTTGGAGACTTTATATCTCAAAGATATGACGATGTTATTTTAGAAAAAGATGTTATTGAAAAAAATCATAAGTTTGTTTTAAATCCAGCATTACCAGAAGATGAAATGGGAAATACTTTTGATATTTCATGGGAAGAAGATGAAATTGTTTCATATAAATATCCTGGAGTTTTTGCATTAAAAAGACCAACGTGGGAAGTTAATCCAACCAGAAAAATTGATGATTTTAAACTAGCCTTCTATACAGATCTTGGTGATGCGATGATGCGTTTTGCATGCGTTCCCACCTATTCATCTGATGCATTTTTTAAGCAAGTAGAAAAGGTTAGAGCCTGCATGACTGGTAGAAACCCTATAGATAACTTTAAAAGATTTGATGAAGCCTTTAAGCCTGATCCAAATAAAACATATTATGTTCATGCTGATCTTGCACAAAAGCACGATAAGTGTGCTGTAGCAATTGCTCACGTAGAAAAATGGGTTAATGTTCAAGTGATTAAAGATTATGAACAAGTCTCCCCTATTGTCATTGTAGATGCAGTGGTTTGGTGGGAGCCAAGAACTGAAGGTCCAGTAAACTTATCAGAAGTAAAGCAATGGATTCAAAATTTAAGAAGAACTGGTTTTAATATAGGCTTAGTAACTTTTGATAGATGGCAGTCATTTGATATTCAAAATGAATTAAAAGCAGTAGGAATAAAAACCGATACAGTTTCTGTTTCTAAAAAACATTATGAAGATATGGCAATGTTAGTTTATGAAGAAAGAGTTGTTTTACCATCTATAGATTTATTATTTGAAGAATTGACAGAATTAAAAATTATGAAAAACGATAAGGTTGATCATCCTCGTAAAAAATCTAAAGATTTAGCAGATGCTGTTTGCGGTGCAATATTTGGCTCAATTGCAAATACTCCTAAAAATATAGATTTAGAGGTAGAGGTACACACTTTTGCCGATAGACCAAAACAAATTTTTGTAAACAATGACAATGTTATAAGGCCTGAATCACTGGCAGAGGCCAAAGATTATTTGGACCAGTTTAAACTAATCTAATAAAATGTTATAATAGTACTATCTCACATTGGGGGTAGTTATTAAATTAATACCTTTAGGACTCTTCGCAGAGCAATCTTTGTCTTTATAGTATCTTGTATACTATTACTTGCTTGCGTCCCAATAGTTAAATCTATTGCCAATCCTCCTACTTACTACCCATCTGGACCACAGCAAAATGTTGATAAGTCTGTAGTTGAGTCTAGTGGATGGGCCCTATGCTGGTCTGGAACATACGACGGTAACGACTTATTATCAAACATAACAACTGCTTGTGATCAAGACTATATTATGTATGCTGGTGGGTTAACTGACAATTCAAACTTAATGCTTCTTGCTGCTGGTAAAAGAGAAATGGTATTTACCATTCAACCAAACATGTCTAATCAAACTATATTAGAAAATGGATCATATTGGTATTTTAATACAGGTATGGGTTCTATGGGGTTTGCTCCCAATTCAACTATTTCACAAAGTTCTGCAGATGTTTACGCTGCATGGAATGGCAACTTAGACAATGGGTCTCTTAGACTATCTTGGCATACTGGTCATTGTGGAGATGGACGGATCTGTAACGGATGGAGAGTAGGAAGTGTGACTGGATTAAACTGGGGTACTCAATATACAAGATATATCTATGAATCAACTGGAGGTGCAGCACCAACACCAACCCCTACACCAACACCTACTGAAACTCAAACACCAGAACCTACACCAACACCTACTGAAACTCCTAGCCCTACCCCTACACCTACAGAAACACCTAGTCCTGATCCAACTCCAAGTCCAATTCCTGATCCAGTTCAACCAGACCCAAACCCTCAGCCAACAATCGAACCAGAGCCAGTAGTGATAGAGGAACTAGAACCAATAGTGATAGAAGAGTTACAACCAGAACCTGTAATCGAACCTTCACCTGAACCAACTCCTTTACTTGAAATTATACCAGTTGAAGAACAAGTTGACAATGCAATTGAGGAACTATTTGTTAATGATGAACCAATTTCAGATGAACAGTTAGGTGATGTTGCAGATTTACTACAAGAAAATTATCAGGTAGATGAGGCAATGCCTGTAGCAGATTTGATAGAGCAGTTAGACGATGAGCAAGTCTTAGAATTCTTGGAGCAGTTAAATCAAGATCAAGTAATTGAATACCGTGAAGGTGTTAACTTAGAAGCGGGTGTTGCAATCATATTTCAACAGTTAGCAGATCCTGAAGCATTAATAGGAGAGTTATTTTCAGACCCAGGTCAGGTTGCAGAAGCACTTGGTCAATTGGGTGCTGACATGACAGAGGAAGAAAGAGAAGACTCACAAGATGTAGTTGTTGCATCCGTTATTGCTACTCAAGCAATAGGTGCAGCAATGGCAGCAATACCACAAGCCCCAAGTTCTCCAACTGGAGGAACATCTGGTCCATCAGGATCTGGTGGAGGTAGTGGTGGAGGAGATGCTGGCGGAGGCGGAAGCGACGACGGTAAAAGGAAAAAACTTAAGGTAAAGCGTAAGCCTAAACTTAAGAATCGTAGAAATACAAGGAGGATAAAATGATAAAAGCAATATTAAAACCTTTTAAATTTATCTTCAAAGCAGTTAAGTTTGTAGTTATGTTACCCATAAACCTAGTTAAGTTTGTTCTAATCAAGGTTTGGGCGGTAGTTAGTTATGTTCTTAATCTTGTTTGGAAGATTATAAAAGGTATATATAAAGCAATAGTAGCGATAATCAAAGAAGGTACTGAATTTATTACCTGGATTATTACAAGTATATATAGTGCAATTAAATGGGTGTTTGTTAGCACCTGGAAATTAGTTGTATGGGTATTTCAAAAAGCATGGAAGGCAGTTAAGTTTGTATGGGCATGGCTAGTAGAAGCATTTGTAGAAACATTAAATCAATTGTGGACATTACTAGGTATGTTCGCAGCATGGCTAGTGCTTGAAGGATCCGCAAAAACCACTGTTGGTTATGCAATCATCGTAGTTCTTGTTGTCTGGTTAGTGACAATAAGAGTTAGAGGGGAGGAATAACATGGCAAAGGAAACAAAATTAGATGACGAAAAGGCAATGGGAGCAATAAGCGGTATTAAAAATATTCTACTTAGAATAATCGCTGTATTTGCAGCCAACGGTCTTGGAGTTATTGGTGCTGGTGCAATTATTGGTATCGATACCGTGAGTGCAATAATCCTTGCAGGAACTCTAGGAGTTGCTACAGTAGTTGAAAAACTAGCAAGAGGATTCATTGATGACGGAAGATTGAGTATCGAAGAAATCAATAGTGCATTTAACTCAGTAGACAAAAAGTCTAAGTAGTTCTATCTATTATAATAACGGATTCTCCAAAGAGTTCGTTATTATAATATTTTTTAAGCATTTCTTTTAAACTACACCTAATTACATTTTCAAATTTTGTAGTTAATTCAACACAAGCAACACAATAAGTATTTTCATCAAAAATTTCTAAAGCATCTGTTAAAATTATTCCTGCATTTTCTGGATTACATAAAAATAGTATAGGTAGTCTAATATTTATAAATTTATTTAATAATTCTTTATTTTCATCACTACTGTTGGGATGTCCAGCATATATAAACCCATTATTTATTATGCCTGATACAGTTAATGCTGCAATTGCTGAATTTGGTCCAGGTATTGTAGTAACTTTGATATTTTCTTCTATAGCAAACTTAACAAAAGCACCACCTGGATCACAAAAGCCAGAGGTGCCTTGATCAGATAATAATAATACATTTTTATTGTTTTTTAATATTTTGATTATTTTTTTAATAGTAAGTTCATTTTCATCATTTCCAATTTCTTCAATTTGTGCATTTGTATTAATTTTTAAATCATATAGTAATTTTTTAAAAAAAATAACATTTTCTACAGCAATCACATCATGACTAATAATGCTATTAATGATATTTAAAGACATGTCCATTTTATTGCCAATATGAACAGCCCCTAGGGTTAAAATTCCACTCATATACCTTATTATACGGTATTGACCTTTATAATGAATAGGTGGTATACTTAAAAAGACCATAATTAAAGGGGTTTTACTTGACCTGCATTGCAGTAGTTAGACAAGAAAATAAAATTTATATGGCTGGTGACAGAGGTGCATCAGATGAAAACAGCATGCTTACTTTAAAGGCACCAAAGGTTTGGAAGACTGGTCAATACCTAATTGGATATGCTGGCACCATGGATGGTGAAAGAATAAGATTAAATTTTAAACCACCTGCTCCAGAAGGTAACCTAGACAGGTTTATGTATACAAAATTTTTAATATCTTTAAGAGATTTTTATGATAGATGGTGGGTTGATGTTTCTAAAGACTCAGACTTTGGAATGATTGTTTGTGTTAAAGGTAGAATTTTTGAACATAGTGCTGTAGATATGTCATTAACAGAATATGATTTAGATTATTTAGCAATGGGTTCAGCATCAGAGTTTGCACTTGGATCTTTATACTCTACTCAAAAACAAAAAAATGGAAGAAACAGAGTTATTCAAGCAGTTGGTGCTGCTATTAATTTTTCAACATCTTGCACTGGTCCTATTGACACGGTAAGCATCTAGGTCTATACTAGATATATGAATACAGAATTTGAAATCTGGCTACTACAAGGCATTGATAAGGGCTGGATAACTGAACCATTTTGCAGTACCCATGATGGTGGTTTTAAGTATATGAGTGAAGAAGAACAAGAAGAGTGGGACCAGGGTGGAGACCCATGTTGTTATGTAATTAGATTAATGGAGTTGTCATAAAGTGAAAAAAATAATTATTGTTTTATCTTTAATTTTGTCTAGTATTTCTATATCAGCAAATGCAGTAAGTTTTGATAAACAGAATTTTCAAAATGAAGTTACTCCAAGATGTGCAGAAGATCCAAAAGTTCCAAATGCTTGGAAAGTTTATCAACAAGAAGCAAAAAAAGCACATAGGTGTTTATATCCTTTTAGGTTTGTTAAACAAAATTTAACTAAAAAACAACCCAACGCTGTACAAACTGATCGTAATGCATTATTGCCAACACAAAATTGTCGACTTGAAATGTTCCCTGATTGGAATGCACAAGCATATGTTGGTGATATCGTTAATCCAAACTATAAGTTATTAATTATTCCTTTTCAAACTACAGACTTTAAAGCCAAAACGAATCCACAAAAAGATTATAAAGACTGGTTTAAAGGTATGGAAGATATGATTAAAAACATGAGTGATGTTCCATCCTCATTTAAAATCATTATTCCTGACAAGTACTTCATGTTGCCTAATACTTTAGAGTCTTATGATGTTGGAGCAATACATCATCAAAATATGTCTGCTGCAAACAATTTTGCAGTGCTTGCTGAAGAAGCAGTTAAAGCGGCTGACCCCGAAGTTGATTTTTCAGTTGCAAATCATATTTGGATTGTGGGGCCACCCAACACTAAAAGATCTAAGTTAGTTAATTTTGCTAACTATAGACAGGTTATTAAAACTAATGAAAAATCATTTACACGTATCTACGTAACCGATCATCCATACACATATGGACAGCCATTATTTAATGGACAAGGAATTACTGGTCAATGGCATGAATGGATGCATTCATCTGGAACACTTTTTCCAGAAGGTTATCAAAAAAATGATGGCTCATTTGGTGGATTACATCCTTGGGGACTTATGTCTGGTATGCAATCAGAGATGCTTGCTTGGGATAAGTGGATGACAAACATGATTACCGATGAGCAAGTTAGATGTGCTCCTCAAAATCAAACAACAACTCACTGGTTAAAACCATCAAGTATCAAAGGTGGTGGATATGAAAAATTGCTAATGATTCCATTGAATAGTTACCAGTCAGTGATCGTGGAATCAATTAGATCAGTTGGATATAACTTCAAAATTCCAAAATGCCAGACAGGAGTTTTGATTTATACTATAGATAGGCATAAATTTGAAAAGGGCTATGACTTAGTTCAAAGTCCTGGAAAAAAGAAGAAATGTAAACATGACCTTCCACAAGAATTAGCAGCATTTCAACCTGGGGAAAGTGTGAACATTTGGGGATCTAAGATTACAGTAATCGAATCTGGAGATTTTGGTGATGTAATTAAAGTTGAACCAAGCAATTAAAAACAATGGCGTGTAACTCAGTTGGCAGAGTGCGAAACTGTTAATTTCGAAGTCGTAGGATCGAGACCTACCACGCCAGCCAA